GTAACAATGTACCCTTCTCCTTGCACTATATCACCGTTGGGTGAAGATTCTTTATCTAGTTTTTCTTTTTTTAGTTGTAATTCAACCATTTTTAATTTTTTATCTAGTTTGGCAACTTTTGACTCTAAATTGGTTTTTAACATTTGCCCAGCAACTTCAAAAATGCGTCCGCTGAATCTTGCTTCAACATTCATGCCAAGATCCATTAAATCATCATATGCGTCCATAGATTTTTTTGACACTTCATCTAGTTCAGTATCACCTAAGGCACCTAACCCTTTAACCTGAGGTAAGGCTGCTGTGATCTTATCAAATTCGTCAAGTTCTTTGATTGTTGTTTTTTGAGCAGCAATTGCAGTGGCTTTTTTTTCAGTATCAATAATATTTTGTGATTCAGGTAAGTTTAGCAAATCTTCTAATTTTTTAGTCATAAATATTCCTACGTGTATGGTATTTATAACTATGCTTTCCTGCCATAATGAAAAATATCTCTTTCGGTAATTACTCGGAAAGTAATTCCTTGTTGTCTACACCAAGTAGTAGCAGCACCCCATTTAGCTTGATTAAGTATATAATGTGCTCTATTATTTTGACTCTTGCCTATTTTTTCTTTTAAAGTTTGATTGCTTGGTTTGACTTCTATCAATTCTGTGTTATTTTTTCCGTTCCGATCAACATATGAAATTAAAAAATCAGGTACATACATTGTTTTTTTACCAGTTAACGGATTTAAGTATGGAATACGTATAGATTCAGATGCCCAATTTATAATGCCTGAATGCTCGTCACAAAATTTCATCATGGTAAATTCCCAACTACTGCGATATAAAGGTAATGCTTTTCCTAAATATTTTTCTGGATTTTTACAGCGGAATTTACCTTGTGCAAATCGTGCCATTAAAAATTACCAACTGTAATTGTACCAACATATATTGTATGATTTGATGGAGAAAAATAATAGTAAGTGCCGGTAGTTTGTGGATGAAATTGTAAACCATAATTAGGTGTTTGTATTACATCATTATGATTGGTTGCATCAGATGCTGCGGTACTGGCAATCATCATAGTGATGCCACTACCAAACTGATTTATTATAGACAATACATCATTCTGATTTATACGAATATGAAAATTAAATTGTGCATGATATTCACCGTATCTATCCTCACCAGAAAGTATAAGATATCCGCTAGTTGTATCAGGATGATATCCACCAATATGTGCAGTATACCAATTTCCAAATTGCTTGATATGTCTAGTTTGCAATTTTACTCGCGGATAAGTAAATCCACTTGATGTTCTTTCATGATTTAAAACAGGAATACCTACACTTGTACCTCCTTCGGAATATCTCCTAAACTGATCATTATACAGGTATCTATTTGTATCTCCATTTAGATCAACCAAAGCCGATGAATCACTTAAATCTGTTGTGTCAGATGCATCATCTATCTGATTCTTTTTAGATCCAGAACCATGTAACCATGCCTTTGCTTGTGCATGAGTTAGGTAAGGTTTATTTTCTGCCAAGCATGCTAATACACCAGACATTTGAGGAGAAGACATACTTGTGCCTGACTTCTTCATCACACTGTATGATGCATCTCTAGCATCTGACCTTTTATCTGTTGCAGACGAATCTCCTGATGCATGAACACTAGATTGAATAGAATATCCTGGAGCATAACAATCAATACCAGGACCTTTTGCACTAAACAAAGCTTTGAATTCTAATCCATGTGCTGCTATTGCACCGCTTATTATAGTGCCACCTGATTTTTTACTATCACCTCTGCAGTAATAATAATATCCTGATGCTTGATTATTGTAATCAGTATCAGTAGAATTTGTAATAATTTCATTGCTATTACCACCAGATCCAACAAATATCACTCCTTCTGCTATCATATCTTGAATATCACTTATAGTGCTAGTAACGACCGCAGGTATATATATTTGATTATTTTCTATTGTTCCGTTCAGCCCCCAATCTCGTAATTGTGCATAAGATTCAGATGCAGCATTTGTAGTTACTGTATTACCTCTAAAGTTGACTGACATATTCGTCAAAGACACTAAGTAGGAGCTGCCAAAACTACCATTAACTATCGTAGGATTTTTTACTCCTGTAGCAGGATTTATAGGTTTAAATTTATGGAATGCTCTTATATAGTCATATTTCTGTCCATAATACGAAGAATTCTGTGTATTACCTGTACTATATGGATTTAAATTATAGATATTTGCATGCCTTGCCCATCCTTGGGTGTTACCAGCCACGGTACCTGCTACATGCATACCGTGGTCATCTCCATAACTACTGGCTAAGGTGTCTCTATATGCATATTTTCCATAATATGGAAAAGGGAACAGATGCGCATAGCTAATATTAATTCCAGATGCTTCTGCAGTATATAAATCCCAATCAAATTTTACCATCCTTGATCCGCCAGTACCATCACTATTTACTGCAAATTCTGGATGACCGGGATCCATTAATCCGTCTAGTATTATGACATCTACATTCCTACCAGATATTGTATTAGTAATAGTAGCAGTTCGATTTGTAAAACCTGAATTTGTCCCCCAATTTGTAGTTTGATATCCTTCAATGCATCTCAATAATCCCCAATTACAGTCATCAGCATCTGCTGTTGAAGATTTGTCCCAATTGGCAGAGTATTGCGTATAACCTAAAGGTTCTGTTATTGCGGATTGTATAAATGCTAATGAAACAACATCCCATACTCTCGCATCATTCTTTATTTCTTCTGCTTCTTCAGCAGTTAACATATAATGTGTATTACGGCTATTACGCCTTCTTTCAATTGTTTCTACTTCTCGATCAGGAATATATAAGCTACCACCTGGTGTTTCTATATCGTTATAAAATTCATCTAAATCTTCATGCTTGTGTAGGGTAACTATATATTCTTCCATAATTATCCTTCAACTTGAACCACTGTCATTGTGACTGTTATTGCTGCAGTAGATCCTGACTTATTAACAACTTTTAATGGAATTGAACTAGTCACAGTAGATTCATTATTAAATCCAAAAACTCCTGGTGTAATTTTGATTGTTTGTGCACCAGTTGTAATGACTTCTGCTATTATACCTTGACCTGGTAGTGGATCGGTTGTTTCAGTCCTAGATGCATCGAGACTTCTGCTTGCAATATCAGTATAGACAGTCACCCAAGCTGCTGCTGATGTTTGTATTTTTAATAAATAATAGCTTTTAAAAACTGTTACAGAAATATTATCTGCTGCTCCGTTTGCTACACTACTAGTAGTACCTGCTGCTGTAGTTCTTGCGAAAGCAGGAGCACTTGCAAATGTAACTGAGTCACCTGCAACATCAGTTGTTATAGTCATGTTAGCACCAGCATGCAATGTTAAAGTATCAGTTGTGCTATCAGCTTCAACATTTGATTGACCAGTAGTACCTGTAACAGCAATTTTATCGAATACATTTTGTGATGATGCAAATGTAACTGAGTCACCTGCAACATCAGTTGTTATAGTCATGTTAGCACCAGCATGCAATGTTAAAGTATCAGTCGCACTATCAGCTTCAACATTTGATTGACCAGTAGTACCTGTAACAGCAATTTTATCGAATACATTTTGGGTAGTACCTGATGATGCAAATGTAACTGTATCACTATTAGGATCAGTATTTATGGTCATGTTAGCACCAGCATGCAATGTTAAAGTATCAGTTGTGCTATCAGCTTCAACATTTGATTGACCAGTAGTACCTGTAACAGCAATTTTATCAAATAAATTTTGTGTTGTACCTGATGATGCAAATGTAACTGTATCACTATTAGGATCAGTATTTATGGTCATGTTAGCACCAGCATGCAATGTTAAAGTATCAGTTGCACCATCAGCTTCAACATTTGATTGGCTAGCAGTGCCTGTAACAGCAATTTTATCAAATAAATTTTGTGTTGTACCTGATGATGCAAATGTAACTGTATCACTATTAGGATCAGTATTTATGGTCATGTTAGCACCAGCATGCAATGTTAAAATATCAGTAGTATTGTCTGCTTCAACATTTGATTGACCAGTAGTACCTGTAACAGCAATTTTATCGAATACATTTTGGGTTGCTGCAGAACTTGCAATGGTAATTGAATCACTATTAGAATCAGTAGTAATTGTAATATTATTGCCAGCCACAAATGTAAGAGTATCTGTATCTGCATCTGCTACAATATTAGATGCTCCGTCTACTGCTATAGTCGAAAATAAATTTTGATTAGGAGTTTTATCCGTAAAACTAAATGTACCTGATCCGTTTGTGGTTAATACCTGCCCAGATGTTCCATCATTTATACTTAGATTCAAAAGTGTGCTGGGTATAGAAGGTTGATTAGTTAAATTAGAATAGTTACCATTAAATGTACTATATCCTGCAACAGAATGATCACCCCACGAAAATGCAGTATTCCAATTATTAATTAAAGAAGTTGTCACACTTGCTGCTGGACTGCCATCAAAATTTGTAGCCGATACAGCAGCAGGAATCCACTTAGTGCCATTCCATTGTAAGTATTGCCCGGTTGTTGGTGTATTAGTGATTATGTCTGTGTTGTTCAAATAAGTTTGTGCATTGTGATCACCCCACGAATATGCAGTATCCCAATTACTTTTATTTGTTTCTAGTGTGACAGTTCTTGTGTTTATATCTGTGAAATTTCCATCTACTTCGGCGAATGATAAAGCTGATCCTTTATTCATTCTTAATACAATAGCCATATAATTTCCTTATACCAGTATGTTTCTAGTCTCAAATTTGTCAGTTTGCGAATTTGTTTTATACCCTAGTCTTGATGTTTTGTCACGACGAAAGTTTAATATTTCTGTAACAGTCCTAGTTAACTGTGCATCTGTTAATCCTTGTAGGGTATCTATTATTTTGAAAACAGGAACGGAATCAACTTTTGCTTGTGATATTAATAATTGTGCAATAGAAATAGCAGCCTGTTTATCAAATTGCCTTTTTGTAAAATAGCCTACCACAGCATCAAAATCATTAGCTGGGTATTCTAATTGTTTTTGCCAATAAGTATCAAAAAAAGATACAACACGTTGATCTGAGGTTGTGTATGATAAAGGTAAGTCTGCTGCCATTGTCACTCTCCTGGAAAGACTGTATCGCTTACGCCGCCTAGTATTTCATCTCTACTGGAATTTTCTAAAATACCAGTCAATGCACCTACTCCTTCATTTAAAATACCTTCTGCAGATAAACCTTGACCGCTACGTAATAAGTTGAAACCAGCAAGTGCAGCACCAATTGGATTATTGAAAATATCACTTTCTCCAGTAGCTGCATAGTCAAATAAATCGGCTGCTCCTGATAAAATTGTACCAAAGTTTGCAACTGCGCCGCCTGCTAAAGTAATAGGGCTAGGTGTTTGATCATAGTGTTCTGCTGCTCCAAAACCTGCTGGTGCCACATTACTATCAACTTTTCCTCTTTGGTATTGCATAGCCTCGTATTTAAAGGTGATTTTGTTCTCAACACCTTGACTATCTCCTGCTGTAACATCTCCATGGCTCCAATCTGTTATTAATGGATTAACAAGGAAATAAGTTGTGTAAGTGTTCCTAGTCATTAAGCTTATCTGTATATTATTGAAAAAGGGGCTTTTGATCCTATTGTCCATGCCAAAAGGAGACTGATTACTAGGATGATTTGCATCACGATATAAATCACTAGGTTGTGATGATAGTGTTGGTTTAGCAACTTCTTGTCCTACAACACTAGTGGGAGCACTGGTTCCTGCAGGGCCTTGCCTCATGGTAGTCGCTTTAGTGTCCTTAACCAGTGCAGGAGTTTTACTATATATATTAGCCCCAAGGGTAGAACTATTACCTATAGTTCGAGTACCTGAAAGTACATTTGTATCAGCAAAATAATACCTCATATACATTTCTAAAAGACCAGTAGTAATTCCCATGTTATCATCATGGAATGTTATAGATACTGGATTGTATTGGATACTAGATTGTGCATGCCTTACTCTGTTGTATTTTTTCCTTGTTTCTACATTGGCGGTGAATTCAGGTAAGGTAGAATTTTTTACAAGTAAACCTAGTTCACGTTTGTGACGTTGGTCCCATCTGGGATTTATTTTCCTACCATCTTCACTAATATCGAAAAAAACATGGTATAAAAATTTAACTTTCGGAGCAAGACGATAGGTATTTTTGACAAAGGTTCTACTAGCATGACGCCAGTCACCTAGATTACCTTTTGGATTCAATGCACCACTGATCAAATTATCCAAGAATCCATTGAAGATTGTAGACATGTTTTAAATATTTCTATAAAAAATACTAGGCAAGTGGATTGCCTAGTAAGGTTTAAGATCCAGCGCCGGTAGCCAGTGTATTGACAAAACGTCCTACATTTGTACCAATACCTACTTGTCCTCCACCTTCTGTTTGGATTGCATTATCAAAACTTATTGTTAATGAAATAGTCACAGGTTCAGAGGTAGCATAATTTAAGGTATTATATGTTGCATTCTCAATAAAACATCCAAACAGTTCAAATGTTTCAAGAACACCTGGTACAAATTCTCCATTTCCACCATCAAGGATTTCAATAACCATTGTAAATTTATAATCTTGTCCAGATGCTGCACTCGATTGTTCATAAAAATCAAATTGTTTTTGCAACTGTTGGCCAACGAGCTTTTGCACATTTGCATTAACATCTTCTCGTAGATTAATGTTCATTGGATCCCAAGTGTGCTTGCCAGCAATGTAAACTTTTGAGTTGTATACATCAAGTGGTACTTTCTCAAAACTTACATTTGGCCTACTTAGGTCAATGACCTGTTTGGTGAGTTCTGTAGTAATATTATCTACACCAAAATTTAGAAAAGATACTCTAAATCTATATTGCAACTTAGGCATTAATAGCCCTTGTGATGTTGCTGACTGATCCGTTGCTAAGGGTACAGTCATTTTTGTTAAACTTATCGCCATTAAATTACTCCTAATCTAATAATATTTAGCATATTTTACGGTGCAAAAAATGCACCGTTTTTTATTATAAGCCGGCTATTTCTCCTGTATTCTTAAGTCGCAATGGAATGTAAATAAACTCTACTGCTTTTACAGGTTCTATCGCAATATCAAGATATAACTCGTTACGATCTATCCTTGCAGGTGTATTGTTTGTTTCGTCACATACAACAAGGAAATCATATAGAGCACGTAATCCAACTAATTCTAACATCAATGTTTCTGCAGCCGCTTTAATTTCATCTCGCGTAATCCTATCATTTGGTTCAAATAGATATGGTTTAGCAAGGGTGTTTAATTGACTACGTAGGAAAATAACAAGTCTTGCAACATTGATTCTATCCAAAGCACTTGCTGTCAATTGTCTAGTTTTTTGTCCAAAATTGACTAATCCTGCTCCTGAAATAAAGGTAATTGGATTTACATTACTTGCATATAATGTGTCACGCATACCTTCATTTATCGTCATACTTTTAAATTCTCCTTCAGCTGTTATAAATCCAGTTGAAGTAGCATTGGTAATTCCACCTCTCCTAGTACCAGCTGGTGCAAACCACGGAAAACTAACTTGATCACTTAATGCAAGAGTACGCATCATCATGTGACTTGCAGGAACAACAACATTATTACCAAAATTATCACTGGTGAAGCCCGCAGGATAAAACACAGCAAGATATGGATCTGCTGTTACTAATCCATCATCATTATCTTCAACTGCTGACGCAGTGTTTTTTGCCCAATTATTCAATTTTGTAGCATTTGCTTCTAATCTAAATGGCGAGTCTCCTAAGATGAAAGCTGTAAGACCTCTATCATTATTTAATGATTTCATTTCTCCAATAAGTTCTGGATATCCAGGACAAGACATAACATTAAACAGCCGAGAATCAGTGTCACGTATTTCATCGTTGCTGTTTACTACTGCTTGCAATTTCTGTACTACAACTTTACGTTGTGCAATCCTACCAAATGATCCTGATCCGTCGTCTTTATTTGCAGATTCAGATACCCATCTATCAACAAAGTAGCTTGCCATTGATTCATCGTTGTATCTAGTATTTTTCGCAGATCCATCTATATATGATCGTGCATATTTTTTGACGTTAAACCCACTTCGTCGCAGATTAAATAAAAGCATGCCTTTTGGATATAAAGCAGGATCAGGTGAATCAAAATCTACAAAGTCTGACGCTAGTAAATCAGTAATTTTTCCAACTGTATTACTATTTGCACCAGCAGTATTATATCTTGCATCAGCAAATAACATTCCATTTTCTGTTGTCTGATCGGAGGTATCTACTTGGAACCATCGATTTTCCAAAGTCAAGTCAGTCCTTGCTGCGTTAAATTTATAAATTTTTGGATAATTTTCTAAATCTGTTGTATCAATCCATAGATCACCGGTAACTAATGTAGTGCCATCACTCTGCAATAGCGGCTTAGTGGCAGACACTAACGGTCCAGCAGGATCTGTTTGCAGTGCAGCATTAGCATTATAAAATTGACTAGCAGTAGAGCTTTGTCCACTTGATCCATCATATAGATAACCGACAAATTCTGATCCATTATGGACTAGTACGTCAGCTTCGTCTACCACAGAACTATACCATAATCTACCATCAAGTGTTTTACTTGTCACTGCATTGTCGCTAGCGGTATAAGTAAGTGTTTTCCACAAACTTGCTTGTAACTGTAAAGGATCAGTTGCGCTTGTTGTGCCTGGTTGATGATAAAGATTTAATGTACCATTGGTAGCACTTACATATGCACTGAATCCAGCAGCAGTCAACATGCCGTCAGTATCAGTAAACTTAATATCTCCGCCTAGTGCATGTTTTATAACAATTCGATTGTCTGATGTAACTTCAGATGTTACATTAGCCAACCCTGCATTATTTACTGCTGTTGAAAAGTCTGCAGCATTTGTAGTAGCAGTGCCACTGAAATTCATTGTAACAGTGGCAGCACTACTAAAGGCAGATGAGCCTGCAGCCGTAGCAGCCATTGTAAAAGTTTTGTTTGATCCAGTTTTGCCGGTAAATGTTGCAGTTGTCACAGCTGATCCTGCAATTGTAGTTGGATATATACTGTTGCGTCTAAATAATGTAAATGTGCCAAGTGGATTTGTAGCATCAGCTACATTAAATTTCATGTATACTTTGCCAGTGAGTAAGTTTACTCCTCCACCAGTGCGATCTAAATCATATATTGCAGCTTCATTAGTATCATACACTGACACAGTGTCTGTTTCCCAAAGTTTAGTTGTATCATTCCATTTTTTCACTTGGAATTTCTGTCCTAAATTCGCAGTGGTTGTTTTTAACCAAAGAGATCCTGTAGGACGAGGATTTGCATCTGTATCTTTGTACAAAGGTACTTGTGTATGTTTTGCTATTGTTAATTTAGGAGCATAAAAAGTTTTAGTAGCATAACTTGCACTTGTAGGGAAAAATCCTAGTGCTTTTGCATTAGCAGCACTAGCTGCACCATCAAGTATAATGATTTGACCGCTTGCATTTGTAATGTCAGCATATAATTCTAACTTGTTATCTACAACAGCAACTGTAATGCCACTGATGTTAGCAGCATCTATCTTTGTTTTGACAGCATTAGCATCATCGTTGGCTGCTAAAGCTACTGGCACTGTATTAATTGTTAAATTAGCACTTTCAGCCACTTGAGGACTAGCCACTGTGCCTGCTACTGTTGGCCAACTTTTAGTCCATGCATCACTGCCTACTAATACCCATGTACCACTGTAATTTCTATAAAAAACTTTGTTTAGTGTAGTTGTAGCAATAACAGCATATTCTCCGTTAGCACCTACTGAACCTGAAGGAATGTCACCAACAATACCATTCGCACTAAGTGTGCCTGTATTACTAACTTTTGTAGCATCAGTGATTACTGTTGGTACTTTGTTTGTGAAAATTTGCCCTTTGTTAATAACACTATCTCCGTTCCATTGTTGGATACCCCATAAACTAGTGCTAGTATCAAACCAGTAAGCACCATCAGTAGGATCAGCTCCAGGAGCAACAGTTGCAGATTCAAGCTCAGATAAATCTACATCTGCTCTTACTACAAATGCTCTATTTGCTACTCCCAAATAACTATATGCAGCTTGCAAACCGTATTCATTAAGTTCACTTCCATGGATTGGATTGTTATTGTTGTCTGTTTTGAAAATAGGATCGCCAAACGTATCTACTAAATCTCTTTGCGAAGTAAGTAGATAAGGCACTCCAGCATTCTTTGCCATTGTTCCTTGTGCTGTAGCCGTGCCAGCACCATTCTTTTTGTTTGCTGCCGAGACAACAAAAATCATAGGTAAGGTACCTGGTTCAGCTGGAGTATAAAAACTTTCGTCTACTACACTGACCTGTACACCTGGTGATACTAATGCCATAATCAAATCTCCTCATGTTGGATTATTATATCTATTCTAAGTATATTTATTAAAAATTTTAGAAAATAGTATTTTTGCTCAGTTTGAAAAGGTGTCAAAAAGGTGAATATAAATACTGTATGCGCCCTTTATGTGGTTGTGGTTTTTATCCTGCAGCAATAAATTATAAAAAAAATAATCGTATATATTATAGAAGCAAGTGTGATAGATGTTTACGTCTTCCTTCTGGACAGTTTAATGTTCCGAAATGGTATTCCGCTGGCTATAGAATGAAAACATATTGTGAAAAATGTAACTTTCGTAGTAAACACACAGAGCAATTTAATGTATATCACATTGACGGAAATTTGCTTAATTGTGGTTTCAAAAATTTAAAAACTATATGTGCAAATTGCCAGCGTATTTTATGTAAACATGGTGTAACTTGGAAACAAGGAGATCTCTTACCTGATTTTTAAAAATGGAAATAAAGTACAAATACAACGAAAAAAAATTACTTAATGATTTGCAAAAATATATTGATAATACATATAGCGAACATTATTCTATGCAAAATATCCAAGCAACAGAATTCATAATTGATGCGGGATTAGGAGAAGGATTTACTTTGGGCAATGTAATTAAATATGCACAAAGATATGGAAAAAAAGATGGGTATAATCGAAAAGATTTATTAAAAGTTTTACATTATGCACTAATGTCTTTATATTTGCACGATAGGCATAATGAATCTAGCGGCTGAATTTGTCTATTCTTTGATGATGCCTTCCTTCTTCAAATCTTGTTGTCAAAAAAGTTTCGACAATTGGAATAATTTGATCAGATTCTAAAGTACGTGCACCTAAACACAAAACATTTGCGTTATTATGTTTCCGTGTCATGGAAGCTGTATGCACATTGTGACATAGTGCAGCACGTATATGATAAAATTTATTTGCTGCCATACACATTCCAATACCAGTACCACACACAAGAATGCCTATGTGCTGTACATTGCCTAACATTTCAGCACATACCTTGTTTGCAAAGTCTGGATAATCAACACTATTTGTTCCTTTACAGCCTAGATCTCTTACCGTAAAATCACTGAATTTATTATTTACATTGTACATATTATGTAATGTTTTTTCATACAGTGATGCTTTGAATCCTAAATCTATTTTTTTATTGTTAAGCAACCATAAATAGATGTTGTTTTTACATTCAAATCCAGCATGATCACTAGCAAGTAAAATTTCCATATTAACCAATTAAAAAAGAATAACCACTTCCACCAGGTACTGCTGTTGCTACTTCTGCCTCTAATTTTTCCATTTCCTGTGCTGCTTCATTTTTCAATGTGTCTCCATTTAGTTGTCCGCCACCTTGTGGACCTGCAATTGTGGCAAACTTTGACCTAGCTTCTCCAAGCATGTGTTTACTTACTGCTAAGGTATAATCTCGGATCCAACTGTTTGCAAGGTAATCTTCTAAAAGTTGATCATCTGGCCTATAATTATAGCACTCTAATAGTAAAGTTTCTTCTGCTCTAGGACGCTGCAATATAGTCAATTTTTTTGTTGTTCTATTCCAGTTAAATTCAATGAATGATCCGAACATTCTACCTACTAATTCTTGGTATTGACTAAACATATCATAAGTCGCCAATCCACCAACTTTTGATCCGGCAAGTAAGTAAGCATTTGTATAAGCTAAATTAAATGGTTCAAACAATGTTCCGCCGTCCCCGCCACCAGTTCTCGAACCGACACTACGCCTGAATATTTTCCTTACCTCTTGTATTTCTTTTGGAAGTATATAAGCATTTTCATCTACAATAGTAGGCATAAAAATATAACTTTCTTCTACACTATTTTCAGATCTCTGTCTAAAACGAGTAAATGCTTTATTCAATGCAGTTTCATAATGTACAGGATCAAGCTCAACATCAACCATACCTCCGCCCAATCTGTTGTGTACATAATCAAATACTTCTTGTTTTTTGCTAATAGTAGCCATAAAAATAGTTCTCCAATTGTATTTATCGTTCGATAAATATACGTATGCCTAGACTATCTTTATATAGACCAACTAAGGGTCGCGATTATGAATTTATAGATAATAGTATCTATGAAATGTTTACTGTAGGTGGTACAGATATTAATATACACAAATATCTTGGCCCTAAAAATCCCCTCGCAGGAGAATCTACTGCTACTGTACCTACTTATAGTGCTGTTGCAGAAACAAATATACAAGATTTGTTGTTTTTAGAAAATAGAGACAGAAAATACGATGAGGATGTATACACAATTCGTGCTGTGTACAATGTGCAAGATATTGATTTTAACCTTACACAATTTGGATTATTTTTAAATAATGAAACACTGTTTATGACGGTACACATTAATAGTTCTGTAAAAGTTATTGGTAGAAAGTTGATGGCAGGTGATGTGATTGAGTTACCACATTTAAAGGATGAGTATGCTGCAAATGACTTCCAATTAGCATTGAGAGCATATTATGTAGTAGATGATGTGTCTAGAGCTGCTGAGGGATATAGTCCCACATGGTATCCGCACATTTATAGATTAAAGTTGAAGCAAATAGTTGATAGTCAAGAATTTAAAGATATACTTAACATCAAAATGGACGAAGAAAATCCCGGACAAGGTTCTCTGCGTGATTTATTATCAACTTATGAAAAAGAAATGCAAAGTAACACAGCAGTAATACAACAAGCAGAAGCAGATGCTAAAAAAAGTGGCTATGAAACCAGTCATTTTTTCAGTCTGCAAGTTGGAGAAGATGGAAAAGTAGAGCTTGTAACTACTGATACGACTGAATTAGATGCTAGTACTGCTAATGAATTAGCAGATCGAGTCATGCAAACACCAGAAAGAATTGGTTATAGTGGCTACATACTCGGAGATGGCATAGCACCAAATGGTGAAGTATTCGGGCATGGCATAACTTTCCCTGCTAAAAATGTTACAGGCGATTATTTTTTAAGAACAGATATGATTCCTAATCGATTGTTTAGATATAGTGGCACAAGATGGATCAAGGTAGAAGATAATGTAAGGATGACAATGACTCAAACCGACACTAGAAACACTCAAAAAGCAGGATTTGTAAACAATACAGCTACAGCACAAATTGGTGGAGAAACAGTGCAAGAAAGACAGAGTCTAAGCAAGGCATTGCGAGCAAAAACAGATTCAGTATAAGGATAATTGATGCAGCATTTTTATGATGGCCAAATTAGACGATATATAACACAGATGGTTCGTATGCTGAGTAATTTTTCTTATAAAGATGGTCAAGGAGCTCTTGTAAAAATACCTGTATTATATGGAGATCTTTCACGTCAAGTAGGATCAATCCTTAAAGATAATTCAGAATTAAAATTATTAAATGCTCCAAAGATAACAATCTATATAACAACTTTAGAACTAG